CACAAGATCACCGTCCCTAGTGGCTAGTCCCAGCCTTATCCCTGCATTCGCATAACCCTGAATATGGTAGGTATCTAGAAATTTACGAGCAACACTAGAGGATAAGTCTACGATATTGCACTTAGAGGCCCCAATGATGGGAAGGGTGGACTTCCCTAATTTATGTGCCAGCATTGACATGATGATCTCTGGCGAATCTCTCCAGTCGTCCTCCCAAACCTGGATAAGCTGAATTCCCGCAGATTTACACTTTTCATACTTAATGCGATGATAATATTGCCCAACACGCCTCTCTGAATGCCAATAGATCCCATTGAATTCGATGGCAAGACCCCTCTCTGGAACCAAGATGTCTAATTCCATAGGGGAAATAATGGATCGGACATTCCTCTGAACCTCCAGCCCTAAGTCACTTACGTAAGCCGCCAGACGGCCCTCAGCATGGGAGTATGGCTGACTAATCGGGGTTGTAAGGGCTGTCTCAATATCCCACCCTGACTGACTCACCCTGGAATGCAGGGTCGATTTGCTGACTACGCATCGAGAATCACGACTCCATTCGACGTAAGTCTTGCATTCCCCAAACGCCTCCTGAAGGACAGGCTTCTGCGCAGGTACCAAAAGCGCCTCTTCTAAAGAAGTTCCACTTTTTAAGTGGGTACGAACCGTATGACCAGTACCAACACACCGCTCATCTCTCAACCAATCAGACAAAGTTTTATGCTCACCAAACGCTTCTAATAGATTATACTCCCTTGGCGGCAACAAGAGGGCATCCTCAATAGACCAACCTTGGCGCAACCTAACCCAAAAGAGTCGTTCACTAACGTCAGACTGATAGAGTAACCTCCATTCCTTAGCGGTCTTTCCTTCCACCATTTTATTCTGATGGTGTCCTTGTGTAGTAGCCTTAGCGGGCTTGAGATTGAATCTCCTAAAGGCTCGTGCAGCGGCATTACCTGAACATCCGACATCTTTCATTACCTGTCTGATAGTCTTATTAGCTATCCACCGAGGATCATTCAATTCATCGAATTTATGGCTCCTGCGGCGCTTGATTGATTTGGTCGAACTTCCGCGTCCGGTATAAAGTGGCGCAGTAATAGCGTCCTCAAACGAACTCCACTTATCTGGATTGTTGTACACGCGCCCTTTGAGGGTCGAAAACGGAACAACACACCTCGGATCATCGACCCACTCATAGATAGACTTCGTTTCCCCAAACGCCTCATAGAGATTCTTCCGCATCGGCACCACCATACCAACCGAATGGATCTTCTGTTACACTAACGAGCGGAGGCCGTTGCTCTACCGCAACGCGAAAGGGGAGCCGCCGATGCGGCTCCCCTTTCGTTGTGTCGGGATGCGACTCAACCAGTTATCACGGCGTGATGCTGGTATCCACGATACGAGCCACACGGTCCGGGCGGGCACAGACCATACCGGCCTCTCGACGTGCCCGGAAATGCCAATAGTCAAGCTCTTGCTCGACCCAGTCGGCAGAACGCAGACCGCCCCAGAACACCGACTTGGACGCATCAGGCGCAACAACAAACAGCTCATTCGCAGGGAAGTAGCTAACGTCGTTATCGTCCTTGTAGTTCGTCAAGGTGACGATGTTGGCACCAAGGTAGGTGCCGAGAACGCCACGGCGAACCATGTCCTCGTTGGTGGCAGGAAGGAACCCTGCACCGTTGTAGCTGGACCCCATCAGATCGTACATGATCTGATCAGTCATGGGGGCACGACCAACGATCGTAACCTCACGACCCTTAGAGGCGTCCCGAACCGCAGCCAACGCAGAGTTGACGGTGGCGAGAGAAACCCCAGAACCGGAATGGTAGTTGGGACCAGAAGGAACAGCCTGCTGCAACAGGGTGAGGAAACGCTGATTGATCGTAGCGTCCATGCGCTCGATACCAAGCTCGATGAGGGTAGCAGCAGTCTCACCGAAGTTGGCCTCTAGCTTGTCAAGGTTTTCGAAGACATGGAAACCGATGATGTCGGCCTCAATCTCTGCGCTTTCCTTGTGGACACTCGACGCCTCAATGTAACCACCACGAGCAAGCCAGAAAGCCTTCATGCCCCGAACCTCGGACCAAGTGACACGCTGCCCGAAGGGCACGTTCACTACAGTCGAAAGTAGTGACAGAAGGTTCTCATGCTTGAAACCCTCGTAAATGGTGTCAGACATCTCCTGAGCACGGTCATGCAACCACTGCTCGTTGTCGATGTTCTCACGCGCTTCCTCGTTCAGCGCCTGAAGCTTACGCCCGAGAGCTTCGCTCTCTTCGGTTGTGGTATTACCTTGAATAGTGTAACGAGACATTTCAGACACCTCCCTCAGAAGTTCAGACGGGCTTCAATTTCGCCCGTGGTGTTGTTGACGCCAGTAACGACAAGCCATGCCTGAGAAGCAGTAGCGGTTTCAGCCCAGTACCCAGCGGAATCGTTACCAGTGCCGGGGGTCAGGTAGTCACCTACTGCAACAGTGGGGGTAGCCCCACCCACGCCTGCAACCATCTTGCGGGCGGTCGGATAGTTGTCACGGAACAGGAACGAGGTTGCGGTGGTGTTCCGAAGAACGACCTTCACGTCCTCGCCTGAAATCAACTGACACGCCTTACCGACGGGAGCGGTATCAAGGTCAGAGTAGGTGGTTAGAACAGGATCGGTACCTGCAAAGCCGTTCCACGCATACTCAAAGACGATGATTCCACCCTTGCCGGGTAGCGGCGCATCCTGAGCGCCGGTAGCTAGTTCAAGCCCACGGCATCCCAGAGCGTTGGTGGTAGAAGTTGCTACAACGGGAGCACCGATAGGAATAGCAGCGCTGTCATCGTTGAAATAACGACCCTGACGCTGCCCACCCTTCGGAGTAACCCGGAAATCAAAGTTACGACCATATGAGGACATTTCCCCTCCTTTCTAAAATCAGATGTTAAGTTCCCGAACGTCGATACCCCGGTTGCGGGCGCTGAATACAGCGGCCGCAGCAGAAGTGGTCGAACGCTCAGTGCGGACGGTTTCCATAGCGGTTTCGGCAGCAGCCTCACCCTCAACCTCAGTCTCAACCTCGGTAGCGGGAGTAACGCTGGCAACTGCACGGAGATCTTCGAGGGTCGCCTCGAAAGCCTCATCAGAAAGAGCAACCCAACGATCAATGTTGGCGTCGATGTACTCGTCACCAAACGCTGCAACAGCCTTGATCGCATCACGACGCTCAGCCTTGACAGTCTCAAGACGGGCAGCCTCAGCTTCAGCAGCGACAGCGGACTCAAGGTAGCTAATGGTGTCGGCAAGAGTCTTTTCAGCAGCAGCAGCCTTAGCTTCTGCGACATCAAGCTTTGCCTGCACCTCAGCAATAGCAGAATCAACTTCGCTCTGCTCTGACGCAGCAGTCAAAGCATCGAGAGAAGCCTGAATCTCAGCAACCTTTGCGTCAGCAGCAGCCTGAATAGGGGCAACAGCCTCTTGAACAGCGGCGGTAAATTCATCTTCGGTATAGGTCTTCATGTCACCCCCTTCGGGATCAGTCTCTACAGGGACTTCAGTTGAACAGAAGCTACAAGTAGCCTCATCATGGGTAGCGCCATCAGGCATCTCAGCAAGTAGTTTATCATGCTGTTCTTTGAGTGAACCCATAGAAAGACACCTTTCTGACATCTGCGAACTTAACGGCCGAGTATCAAATCATTAAAGACAGAAATAATACGGCAATCAGTAACGTGATTTAGCCATAAAGCCCTGAGCGACCTGAAGAGCAATCAAGCTCGGAGGTTTACGGTTTAACATTTCCTCGGCAGCGACCTCATGTTCCTTAGTGGCATAAAGAATCTCGTCATGAAACGCCTGTAACTGTAAGGTCCACATGACCTTTTCCCATTTATCTGGGGAAAGATGAGGGGACTCTGCTGCGATAGAGGCTAANGTAAGGTCCACATGACCTTTTCCCATTCATCTGGGGAAAGATGAGGGGACTCTGCTGCGATAGAGGCTAAGACTCGATGCTTCTCGTCATCGGTTGTCATCTTTGAAATCTCATTGATTTCAGCGTTAGTCCACCCAGGGCGATCAGGAGGAATAATCAATCCCGTCCCCAGGAAATGGGGATTATCCAACTGCTTACTAGATCTGTGTTCCTTGATGCAATCACAGTAGGTGTCAGACATTGGCCCCGCATAGTCGAACGTTTGGCCGCAACCACCCTCACCCACGCAAGTAACTGTGTCAGAAACACTCTCCATCGACTGGTACAGCGAACCCTCGCTATAGGCTTTTTCGATGGCTGAAAGTTGCTCTGGGAAATACCACTTCCAGAACGCCCCCACAGTTTCCACAAACGGATTCTGATCAGCGGCAGACTCATCTGTCGGATAGATCATCTCTGACGCAACAACTGTACCGACAATCTCGTTATGCCGATGACCCATGTTCATCGGGGTGTGATCAACCGTCGAATGTTTCGCCTGTAGATCACTGAGAGTCCAATACTGGTTATTACGGTTAGCGTTATCAGCCTCAACATATCGACCCACAATCCACTTGATGAACTTGTTAGTCTTGATGTGCTGAGAAGCCCAATCGGAAGCAACGTCGCGATCATCATCGATAAGTCGAGCAGAACAAGTGAAATGAACGCTATTTCCAGACTCGATGATGATAGACATAGTTATACCTCCACAAATGTAACGGTTCTTCCAAATATGTTCTATTCGGGTTTATCTTCACCACGGGGAGGCCCTGAACGCTGCGATTGCCGATTCATTCCACCACCGTTCTTGTTGCCCCCACCACGACGACCAGCAACCCGTTTGGAGACTGGACGGCCGTCCCGTGGGGGAATCCCATTCTCCCCATCTCCCTGGGGCAACCCGTCGGGTTCTGATCCGGGGTTCGGGTCTGTCGCAGCGTTGTAATGTCCGAAAATGTTGTTGTAGTACTTGTTCTCCCGTTCCATCTTGATTGCCTCATCGGATTCCAGAATGTCCAACTCGGCAAGCATTGTGTCACGAGAGAGATCCCCACCATCACGGAGATCCATCATGAACGTAGCGATATTAGGATCGAACGCTAGAGCCACCCTACGTGGGTAGAACTGCAACTTCGGATCATCTACGAGTTCAGGGTTCCTCTCCATCGTCTTCTCAAAGACGTGGCGCATGATCGAATCCCTGATCGAATCCCTACGGGCCTCCATTGAGGTGGAGATAACCTGAAACAACTTCAGAGAGTTATCTGCGGCCATGCCAGAACTGTACGAACCGCTGGAAAGGATCTGGTACAGGCGGGACGTGATACGAGAATCGATCCCGTTGTATCTCTCCGGGGAAAGAGTCTTGTCAGTCTTGGGGGTGATGATCTCGATCTCAATACGGTGATCAGACACAATGATCGGCTGACGAGCAGTTCCACCGATCTGAGTAGATAGGGTCTCTAGTTCCCCAGGTTGCGCTGGACGCTCGTCAGAACCCTTCTTGACGAGGATCACCGCATTCGTAGACCCCAACAAAGAAGTCCGGTCCATTGCCCTCAACAGATGCTTGAGGTCCAGCAACTCAAACACTGACTCCATACGAACATCGGCAAACCGCTGATAGTCAGGGCGAGTAGATGTAATCCGCCACACATTGTCAGGATTCAATTCGAAAGTGTTCAGTTCATGCGCTGACATCCCAGTGATGTCCTGCACCAATTGACGCTCATCCCTACCGAGATCAACTCGGTTCTTGATGAGACTCTGAACAACGAGATCGGAACTGTTTTTGTTAGCTAAAAACTCGTCAAATGCGCTAGCTTCACCGGGACTTGCTAGATAAAGCAACTTTTCGTTACCAAACATGAAGTCCCCAAAGGGAACGACCTTGCAAGGATCAAGAAGAGTGATCCCCCTGGGGACAGTTAAGTTCTTGAACTCCTTCTTGGATTTAGTGCCTGTCGGAGTGCGGCCACGGACCCGATAAGACTTGCGCTTCCACAGAATCGCCGGATAACACTGATTTAGAATAAACAGTTCACGCCAAATCTCTCGCATCCGCTGGGTAACATCTATGTCCTCAGCAATCTGATTCCAGATGTTCTGCTGTTGATCATTTTCGCACTCAACGACAACCCGCTTGAACGCCAACTGCTCTGTAGTTTCACAGATACCAGCAACGACATCATCAGTTCGGGCTGCATCAGACGCTGTACGGAACTTGTCGAAAATATTCTCGGGGGTAACGAAACGATCCCTGTCAAAAATGGTCCCAGTACGAGTCTTACTGTTCTTGAACGCAGCATTAGAAGATACCCAACGTGACAAGGCCGCTACTTCCGGCAGCTTGGCTTGGGCACGAACAGCAGAAATCACCTCGTCATCAGGGAGTCCTGACTGATTTACAACAACCACTTCACCTAACTGGGTGTCGTACTCGAACTCTTCCATGCTCAACCTTTCGCCATCTCCCACTCTTGGGCCACCACCGAGGAAACCCTTGACCAAACCTTGAACTGAAACTCTGTTTCTCGCAGAAACGGGTCGATCTCTTCAAGGCGGAAAGATTGAACCTGCTTATTACTTGACCGAATAGCTACGTTTCTCATGTAAGAAACCCGAGATGAGAACGCCGAAAGCTTCTTCATGATCTCAATCGGGTTGTTTTCTTCACGGAAACCGTACATTTCCTCCAAGTAACTCAGGATTTCCTTACGCCATTCGGCAATAACGTCGCCAGAACCCATTTTTGCCTACCTCTGTCTCCCATAACGGTGGAACCAAGTTGCAATTCTAAGATCATACCTACGACATCTAGGTACCGCATCGACCCCAACTCAACCTCGTTTCTCCCCGACTTCAAAGTCGCAAGGAACAAGTCGGGATGAGACGTGGGAACGATCCAGACTCTAGATGTTATGGCACAGAAATTGCATAGCAGTAATGATACATGGTGGCGCTCAATGCAGAGACTAGCTTTGTTTCCACAGAACACGCATAGGACAGGGAGGGGGTCACAGGAAGATTGTGGGTGGGGCTTCCCAAGGACGTTCCTGAGCTTTGAGAAGCTGCTCAATAGCATTTTGCTTATACGCAAGCACAGCCATTCGACACGCATCAAGTGAATGGAACGCGCCTGCCGAAAAGACTCGTTTTCGTCCATAGGGGTCCAATGCTGCTTTAGCATACGTCCAGGATTGCCCCTGGAATTCACCGAGTAACTCACGATCCCAAGGCAACTGGATACGCTGATCGTCTACTAATGCACGCAACACATCAGTACTGCGTTCAAGTACTGAACGTCTAATCTCAGCCTTTTCCCAACTCTTTGGGTCATCAGGATCGATCTCTACAGTATCGTCCCAATCAGCAACGATCTTCTGACTAAAGTTGTACCCCTTGATCCGTTCCTGAAACTGCCTCAATTCAGGATTCTCTCGGGCCTTGTCTTGAATGTAATCGTAGAGCCCTAACCCAACACCAGTAGAGTCCAATGCGAACGCTAAAGGACGATAGATGTCTATCAGATGCAAGACAAGGGTGGCCTGATCCCCGGTCTTGATGCGCTTAAGAATGAGCTTCCCCAATAACTTCAACACAGGTGGCGCAGACTTCTTCTCTGACACCTCAGAGAAAATGACGATAGCTGTCGGGGCAATCGTCATCCCTACGTCGCAACCGATCCAGAAGTTCTTGTATTTGGCGTGGGTGCCAGGAGGATCAATGAGGTTCAGGATATTCCCACCAGCCAATTCTACGTCTGCATCATCAAATTCAATGTTCCAGTATTCGCTCTCATTGTAAAATGATGACTGATTCGTGTCCGTACAGTTGTGAACGAGAAGCTTGGATTCACCAACAAAAAAGCTGGGGTGGGTATCTACAGTCAGGTCGTAACAAGTGATCGTATCTTTTCCTGCACTGAGTCGATCGAACTCAGCACTTCCTCGTTTGTGACACGTAATATTGTCCACCCTTGCGAAGTCAGCCATTCGTCTCTCACTTTATCAGCTTCTAACTTGTCCTCAACAAAGTGCTCAGGTCCATCAACTTCAATATTCAATTTACGTACTGGGTCTGCAAAATCTAGAAGGTAATAAATTTTGCCCTTAACCGCACCCATCGGAGCAAGACGTAGATTGTGATAAAAGGTTCCCTGGACCAACTCATCCAAAAGGAGATACACGTCGTATTCCCTCTCAGTCATACCTCCACGCTGAATTCGACTTCGTCTATGATTGTCGCTCTTCGGTGGCTTCGTCCTACGACTCCTTCCGAAGCATTCCCTAGAACAGAAGATTTGTTCGGGGCGTGATTTTACAAACTCAACCTCGCAAAAAGAACACGTCCCAGTTTTCACGGGCCTATTGGCCCTCTCCTGATCGTAGCATTTACGCGAACAGTATCTCTGATTCACTGCGGCTCCGACAATGGGTTCCCTACACAGAAAGCATAAAGTGACCTTATCTTTTGGCCCAGTAGGTCTTCCTTTTCTATACTCCCCGCTACATTTATTGTTACAGAAAACCCGCTTTTTTCTAGAAAGAATCTCTTTCCCACAGTTGAGACAACACTGATCCTCTATGAGGGGGGCGCTTCTATATTCATAGGCACAGGAGGGTGAGCAAAACTTGCTCTGAGCTGTTTTCATTAAAATAAACTTGCCGCACTGAAGGCAAGTACTTGACCTTTTTTCATTCCGAACTCGCCGTAGAAGGCCAGCACACTGAACTGAGCAACACTCCCAAGGGGAGTTCCAGGGCATAACTTCCCCACAGTAGGCACACTCCTTGTCCTCCCCACCTCTCAGGGATGCGACATAACATTTACGTCCACAGAAAATTGCCCCAGGGTCCTTCGACCTGAATTCCTTGCCGCAAAGAACGCACTCTTTGGCAGGACTCCTTTCTAATGCCTTCAGAGTTTTTGACTTGCCATAGCATTCTCGTGAACAGTATTTTGCTCTAGCCCCTTTCTTAACCATTGGTCCGCCACATATCTCACACTCACGAACACGTTGACGAAATTCATCCATACAGGCTCTTGAGCAGTACTTCTTGTTCCCCTTCTTTATCGAGAAGTCCTTCCCACAATTGAGACAAGCCATCGGCTGTGACGATCTCATCGTCGGTGGTGAGGTCTCTGATTGGAACCCAGCCTCTTCGAGTAAATACGGGGTGATCTCCGGTTCCGTAGATGGACTCTCCTTGCACTCGGATCTCGTAGATCTCGTCGTGTTCTGACACTATCTTGTTGATAACTGTACCAGACCCGACGGCGTTCAAAACCACGTCTCCTATACTAACGTCCGAGATAGGTATTACATCAAATAGACAATGATTCTCCTCGTCCTTATGGACGTGTATAGACGTCACACCTATAAAACACCTGCCTAATTGCATGGCACTAAACAGCGGCGACGCGGCGTCGCTATGTACGCCCAAAATATTTCTTCTATAGTCAACATTATCCTCGCTACCATACTGGGCAACCTTAGCTGCCCTCTCTTCATCAGACCAAGTAGGTCTGAACATAGCTGGTAGCCGATACACCTTCCAGTTATCAGAAGTAGTATACTCGTAGAACTTATCTCGTACCCCGCGGGTAACACCAAAAGCTTTCCACTGGGCATTCTCTGAAGACTGGTTGACTGTCTCGATAAGTTCGTTCCACGCTAACTCTGGGTAATCACTAGCTTCGTCAAGTAACAAAACTGCCGGATGAACCCCTTTAACGCCCCTCCCATCACGTTGAGGGATGCGACCCATGATACGGGCACCGTTCGAAAAATTTTGGAGATACGGCTTGTGTTTGATTCCGTGAACGCCACGAACAAGCATTTCTTTCGGAACCCTATTGTTGACATACATTGTTTCAATCTTGTCCGTCAACGCTTGAAGGTGAACGTTCTCAGGTGCAGTAATCACCATCTCTTCACCTGGGTAACAGAAAGGAAACGCTAACGCTGCTGCACAGCATGAAAGACTCTTCCCAGCTGACCTACTACCCTGGCTGATCACCAAAGGGTTCCTGTCACGCCACCAAGCCACCTGAAACGGCCACGCTCTAAACAGACCCTGCGTTACTGACCCATCTTTTTCTTGAATCTTGTACGCAGAATCGTGAATCATGAACTCCATCTGATCAATCCCTGACGGATCAGACAGAATCGCCCACAGGTAACACTCTTCCTCGGATAAAGCGGCGTAAACGCTCACTACTTCACCTCGATCTTGTCAACCTTAAACTTTTCAAACCACAACGAGGCTGTTTCCGGTGAATCATACAGAAACTTGCTGACAACACTGAGAATATAGCCCACCCGATATTCTAGAAAGAAGCTAGGGTCCTTGCTGAATGCCGCAGCAATAATCTCCATAGATTGAAACGAAGGGGTTCGGCTTCCTGTCATGAGTCCATGCACCATGTTGCGGTCCAAGCCCGTTTTTGCAGCAACACCCCTTACAGATTTTCCAGCACACAAACCTCTGAACGCATCACAAAACTCGTACTCTGTAAAGTCTTCAGCCGCCACCTGATTCAACTTCTCGATAGCTTCATTTCTCGACAAAGGTGGACGTTTCCCTGGGCGACTAGAATCCCCGGTAGCCTTGATCACATCACCTAAAAGCGTTGTGAACAGTTCTGTGTCCCGATAAATAGCTTGCGCCCAATTGAAGTTTTCGATGGACGGGAACTCTTTCACCATCGCCTCAAATCGATCTTCCCAACTTTTTTTTGCAGCCATCATCAACCCTTAGCGATTTCGTGAATCCAATACTTCTGCTTTTCTCTCAGCGCAGCATCAATCTCATCGAACTCATCAAACTTTGTTTCGCACCATGCAACAATATCTTCAAGGTTCGCATTGAACTCTCGACGCTCAGACTCGTTAGAGTTTTTCCAGAGAGTAAGATGCCCACGGAGTTCCATCAAGATATTGATAGCTTTGATCGCCTGTTCGTTTCTAACAATTCCGAACTCCTTGGCTCGAACCCGAAGGTTCTCAACATAAGCCGCTAAGTTTTCCCCCTGATCCCTGTCACGAGTACTCTTATCCATCCCGAGATCCTTCTTGATCTCCCGAATCTCTTTAGAATACGCCGCTATAGACTTCTGCAATTCCTGAGGGTTAACCCGTTTACCTTCGTAATCTTTCTCCTGAAGAAGCCAGGAACCCCAGCGATAGGCCATAAGTTCCATCATGATAATACGATCGAGTTCCTGAATGTCAGAAACGTTCGCAAAAACATTGTCTTCCTGATAGCGTTCAGAAAGCTGCTTATAATGCTCGGCTTCAAGATCATTGTAGACTTGATAGGTGGACCCGGATGGGCCAGTAACATAGATATCTTCTGACTCATCTTCCTCATTGTCGATGATGTCAGCAATATCAAATTCTGTCTTTTTTGCAACCACTATTCCTCCAGTACCACAATAACGACGTTAGTGGCTGATTTACTGAGACATTCTAACACAGGGGATTAGAACGAAATTCAGGAAAATCGATACCTGGAACGAATCGAATCCGCTACTCGACGTTTCTCCGCCTCAGAAGGTTCATTGCGAGAACCAGTACTGAACGTGATCTCATACACCGCCTCAGGAACCTGAATGACCTCAGCCCCATCCCGAATACATCTGATCCAGAGGTCCCAATCTTCATACATCTCAAGGTCCCTGAAACCGCCGACCCTTAGAAAGGTTTCCCTACGAACCAGAGTGCCAATAATCAGGTAATTCCCAAGCATGATGTCGGTAGGGGGAATCATAGAAACGACCCCAGCCTTACCGATAGGAGTGTCGATGTTACAGACGTGACTCGGTTGCAACAATACATTCCGATCACCAATGCTAGAGATCGTTTGACTCATCGCCTCCAAGAATTCCGGGCGAATAGTGTCGTCTGCATCCAGGAAAAGCAACCATTCCCCCAGCGCCCACTCAGCCCCCTGATTGCGAGCCTGATCCAAAGAAACTCCGTGGATCGCGTGAACCGATGCTGGTTTCACAGTTTGGGCTCGGACAGAACTTAGAGCCCGGTGAGCCTTTTCTTTCCAGAGGGGGTCACCAAAAGTTCCGACAATAACGGAAATCATCTTTCAGCCCCAATAGGGGCCAGATCCAGTTCTATGGCCGGATCAAAGAACCATTCTTCGAAATGAGAGCGCAGTCCGTCCGGGCCGTGATTCTCCAACAGTTCCCCATAAGAACGCCAATGAGAACCCATTTCCTTCGGCAAGGTAGAAGCCCTGTACGCTTCATAGCCGTTCCTCACCTTGTTCTCGAACTGTTGATAGGAACGCCACGGGAAATGACCAATAAGTGCGTTATGGCAAATCTCGTATGTTCCCTCACCTTCAGCCGAATGATTCCCCTGCATAATCTTCAAGCCAGGGATATGACGAACAGCAACCTTGTAAAGCGGGGCTCGTTTCTTATCCCGACGCTGGATACGCTTAAAGGGATTCTGATCGACTCCGTCTCGCGATGTAGGGAAATAGTTGAACAAGGGTACCCCAATAATGTCCGAGACAGTCCCCTCTAGCGCCTCTCTAAGAGAACGCTTGCGACCCGTCCAATACTCATCAGCATCAAACGGGACAACTATATCCGCATCAAACTGCTCAAAAGCAGTAGTCGCTAGATCTGTCATTTTGCGAGACTGGTAATACCCGACCTCCTTGTCTTCAACTAGAGAAATCGGATGCCCATCAGCCTGAATCCTCTTAAGGGTCTCTGGGGTCGAATCTGACGAAAGATTATCGGCAATAATCAAATGATCAATTCCCTGATCCAGAAGGTTCGCTACAGTGAAACCAATGATATCGGCCTCATCTTTGACCATTGAAACGCCAACAATCTTCATCAGTACCCCTCACCAGTCCTGACCGCCCCAATATGATTTACGGAAGGCGAAGAGTCTCTTGTGCCCCAAAACCCAAACTTCAAATTGGGATCTTCTAATAGGTGGTGAGTGAACACCCCCTCAGAATGCTGTCCAGAAGGCCAGTCTGAGTAACAAAGTTCGCGTCTGTAAACGGACGGATTCGTGGTAAAGAAAAGTCTGTGCTCCAACCAATCGAACAATCCGTCGGTACGGTCCTCGTAGGCTTGGGGATTCAATTCGATTAATCCACCAGCAGAAACTTCGGCGTCATTCCACGCCTGTCGACGCAAAGCTAATTGGACTAAGTACTCATGGTGGCTTAGAATATGAGCAAGGTGAGACAAGTTGACTGGTTCATTGAAGATAAAGTCGTCCTCCAGATGGAAAACGAACTCTCCGGGAATTCCTCGAAGATGGGTCCACGCCGACTGAATCGATCCGCCGAAACCACATTTAGTTGACGGACTTAACACCTCATAGTCAGGGTAACACCTATTCAGGTAGTCCCTATACTCAGGGTTCTGAGAATCATCATGGATCACTCGATGAGAGAACGGGGCCGTTACCTGCTCATCCAGAGACTTCAAAGTCTCTCTAAGGTAATGGCCCCGTCCATCTGTCATCACCAACAAAATCATACGGGCACCAACGTAATGATCATAGAGTCAATGGTCGATGAATCAATCTTGTCAACATCACCCATCCCCGGATACCAGAAATCGTCCCATTCCCAATGAGAGACATGAGTCTCATACGGGTTACTGGGATCGTGTTGTTCCTCGAATATCTTTGGGGTAGAAACCAGCACAGACGTCCAACAGTTGACAATGTTCTTCAGTAGGATCTGCCCCTCTTCCTTCTCCATGTGTTCGATAACATCGATCATCAAAACAAGATCATACGGTTCCCAAAAGTCCTCTGGAAGATCCCTTACGTCACGGACAATTACCTTGCTGTAGATGCAGTCCTGTGTATGCCGGTAACCTTCTCTGACTTCTACAGCTTCCACCCTCTGAAGGTTAGGTAGATACTCTTTGCACATCAAGCCGTACTTACCCCAGCCCGGACCCACATCGATTACCCTCTCAGGATCTAAACTGATGATCGTCTTGATAGTGGGTGGGACGGAATCAACAAAACTTGACGGCATCACTGCCCCATTTCTCGTAGAAGGCTCTCTTTCCCGCCTCGAAATGATGCACCTTATACGAGGCATCATCGTTAGTGTCATTAGATGGACTGGCGTGAGCCAGAGGAAGGTTTATCGACTTGACCTTCAAACCCTGTGACTCAGCTTGGCGAATGAGATCCGTTTCCTCCCAAGCCCACACGTACCGGGGATCGAACCCGCCCGAGAGGGTGAACCAGTCGCGGCGAACGAAGAAAGTGGCCCCGCACACCCAATCCTTTACACCCCACTCCCGCAACTCGATAGCTGGCTTACCGAATCTGTTGCCCGTAATAACCACTTGAAGATCAGACATCGTCTGACGAACGAGATGAATGAACGGCCCATCTACCGTGACATCTGGATTCAAGAACCCGATGATCTCCCCATTACGCTCAGGACCAAAAGCTGCGGCATTACATCCGGCACCGAACCCAACGTTATTGGTACGGTTATCATGAACGGAGAACGTGAAATCCCTCTCAAAAGCGTCTATCTGCCAGTAGAGTCGATCAGCTAGTTTTATGTAGTCATCGCTATGAGCGACTGTAACAATATCAATCATGCCTGTACCAACCCCAAATGACAGGGTGTACTAGGTAAGGGCAACCGTCCTCCTTCAACCCCACGACATCCAACACGTCTGGTTCAGCAAAAACTAGAAGGTTCTGTCGGTACCATGATTCGATCCGCTCATCTTCCCAAATCTCAGCCCTGAGAGACCCCGAACCGACACGACCATGCTCAGCAAACAGATCAACCCAATACTTTGGCGGTTGCTCGTTGATGTGCCCATCGCCACCCTGATGAGGAATAGCTGCCGAGAAGAAAGTAATAGGGGCCATCTGGCACAGCCATGCCACTAGATCCGCTGCATGAGCGGCAGGAACATGCTCAGCAACTTCGAGACACGAAACTACGTCGAAAGCTCTTCCAAGATCCGGATACGGAGGCTTCGCTAGATCAACAACTAGATCACAGCCAATATCGTCACCGTCCACCCCCATAGCGTCCACAGAAAGATTGCGTAGAGCCTGGGGTAGATATCCTTCCCCACAGCCGACATCTAAAGTGCTAACGGGGGAAAATAGATCAACGATCATCTCGGCCAGAAGATCCGAGGATCGGATAGCACCCTGACGAACCGCATCTCTCGTCTGTCTTGAAATATGTAGATCTACCATCAGACTCCCATCCACTGATCATGACGGCTACGGAACTGGAGAAAGGATTCTCGTCCGATTCTCTCTTTCTCTCCCTGCGAACCGGGAAGAGAGGACTGGTGCCACAAATGGATCATTTCAGAGGTTCCCTTGAATACCGTGTCATACCCATGCTGATGTGCGTGATAGCAGTACGAAGACTCTTCGTGGAAATGGGGGACTGTAGGAAACCCACCAATTGCCCGTGGGTAGGTTTCCCTGAATGGAGGGCATTCAGATAGGGAGTCCCAGAGAACCCTCTTCGTGAAGAACGCTGACCCCGACACGTACACAGCCCTTTCGTCATTGCGACAAGCGTCGATGTTCTGGGAGTGAAAGTTGCGATCTTTCGGATTGTCGAAAGTCCCGAAAACTCCGCCAGACGTAACCTTGCCATTCGTAGAATACTGCAATGGCCCCACTACCCCGATATCGTCATGAAGGTCAAGATATTCTACGCACTCGTCTATGCAGTAAGGGTTATTAAATGCTGTGTCGGCATTGAAAAATGCAAGGTTTCTGCTGCGTCCCGTCGTCAGGTACCCGGCCCAGTTACACGCCCTCGCATACCCAATATTGGAATACTCCCTGACTACCTCAGCATCATAGGTTCGAACCTTCTCCATCTCGTCTGTGGACTCAACATCTACAACCATCAACGCTGATGAGCAGGATGGAGTGAACTCGATATAGGAGTCAATGAACTTCTGTAAGAGGCCGTACGTGTGGTAATTGACGACCACCAACTGGACATCGATCAAAATCCGACTCTTTCATCCACAAAATTCAACTGTTCCCGAACCATCACGTGCTTATTTGCGACACGACCATCGTAGCACAGTTTCCCACCAGCTTCAGTAACCCCAAGAGACCATCCCATATCCTCGCCATAAGTGTGAAGCTTATAGTCCACATTGTAGGCTTCCGGCTTCATTAGCTTAGCTGCCATGATAATATCGCAACTAGTAATGTCTCGACTATCGACGCGATAGTAACGCCGATGCTGCTGATCTACCCAAATCCCCATGCTTGGATGGCTTGTGCTGCGTTCAGTCATATAGGTCCGCAGCCCTACAGCCCAAACCTCGTCCCTAAAGGCCGTAAACGCCGATTTAAGGGCCTCTGGATGCAGCAAGATATCTGAGTCAAGAGACAGAAAAAAGTCTGGCTTGAGGAACCTGATACGCTCAAGAAGAGCGTTCCGATAGTAAACCATATCTTCGTAACGTGACTGACTCCACGTACGTCGATCCTCACGTTCATCTTCTGATGAAATGATCACGTCGCTATAAGTGTCGAAATCGACCAGCTTCTCAACCGTTCCCAGATCCTTGTCAGAAGCCAAGAAGCAATATGAAAGGTCAACGTCCTCGTCTAACGCATAGACGGCCGAAAGAACGTGTTGGTTCCATTCATCCAAAATCCATTCACGATGAGAAACTGGACACCCAACAATAAGCTTCATGCCTTCACCTTTGCCAACCTATGAGGAACGCAGACACGTTTCTCTTGACCCTCTAGAGTCTTCAGCCACGAATCCCCAGGAATATCAGGAACCCTCTCGATGAGGACCCTAACACAGTTCCCTACAAACTCTTCAACGATCCCTGCGTAAAGTGTCTGGCTTGATCCGAACCCGACAATACAAAAAACTCGATCACCTAAAGATAGATCTTCTCCAAATGCGTCCCTCATGTGCCCACCACGCTATGCCCCCAAAGCCCAATAAGTGCAGCGTCAGCCCGACCATGATCCTTCTTTCGAGAAAAGAGTCCCGACTGAGTCGGCCAACGATCGAGAGCGAACTTTCGAGATTCGTCCTTTTCCTTACCTATGAGGTTGAAATGCTTCTTCCACTGATTCGGCGTAACGTGCTCCACCCGAATACCTGATACCCCAAGTATGCCCAGAACGCACCCGTATGAGGCACCAAACTTGAAAGTGGAGGCTACCCCTTGACCTGGCATAGAATGAACCTTCTCAACTACAGCCATATCAGGGCGCAAATAGCTATGTTCATCAAGCCACTCCGAAAACGCTGGAGCATTGACAGATCCAGCTACCACCGGCATATCGACAGCCTCAATCAGTTCCCCGTCATTCAACCATGCTAACGCACCCGATAGCCCCGGATCAACTCCTAAGATAATCACAGGTCACCAAGATCTTCTAGATCGTGACGAAGATCCTCTTTGATCTCATGGATGCGTTGAGACGTGTACTTTTTGCGGTCAGCTATCTCTGCTCGCACTTGCGAGTTTAAAAGCTTCAGTTGAATCACTAACGCCTGATCTAGCTCCTCAACCAAAAAAGCAGAAGGCAACCATTCCTGTACCGTATCAGCGGCAAGGAATAGTGCCCTCTGCACCATGCTAGCAACAGCTTCTTGGGTATCCGGATCAAGAGACCCGTAAACCTCTTTCGACTCTGACACCGCCCTGAACACCTCCAACCTGTCAGCAAAGAAGGCTTCTGGGGACCAGAACTCTAGGTCAATGTCTAGGTCGATTCCCTCGGAAAGCTCCATACCGGGATGGTAGCAACCCTAAGGTGACTCACTTTCCATCAATCATTGATGTCCTCCACCCAAGAGCAACAGCAACGTCATCCCGGCTATCCAGTGAACTTGAGTGGCGCTCCATGATCGGAAACTCGCTCGGGAATGGATGTGGCCGAAATCGTCGGGGGAACAGTCGTATCTTCACCCATCGACTCACACTCATAAGGGCATGTGGTTGTCGAGGGAACCGTTGAAGGGGCAACCGTTGTTGTGGGCTTGACGGTTGTTGTGGGACGAACAGTCGTCGTGGGCTTCACGGTCGTCGTAGGACGAACAGTGGTAGTCGGCTTATGTGTCGTAGTCGAATGACACTTATCGTACCCACATGCCCCAGCCCCCGAAGATAGAGCGACCAACAAACACGTCAAAACAATAACGCCCACAATCGCAGACGCTGCCACCCACATGATTCCAACAGTAGACTTGTAACTTACCATTCAAACAGATCCTTCTTGATCTCATCAGCCCGAATCTCAGTTTCTTCAGGCACCATCATTTCAAACTCTACATTCTGCTGGTGCGCCTCAGGATGAAGTACCCGATCAGACCACGCCACGTCACCAATGCGAGCAGATACCATCATATGGAAATCTGCCACACCTGAACGTAGAGCTTCACGGTCAGAAATGTCTCCAGCCATGATTGAATCATGGACCTCTTCTGACATGGGCATACCCTCTACGTTTACAGCTTCAACGTAAAGACCCATCTTCTCTAGTCGGTCCACCATAACCTCTGTCAGTGCCTCAAATGTTTCACTCATGGCGACGAGGATAGCCGAACCCCAGACCGAGAGTCAAGGATCAGAGGCGCACCACTTCGAGGTCCGACAGGCGCAAGTTCATTCCCCGCCAGATAGCTGTGATGCGGGGGTCCTGAGCCACGGCAATCGACCCGGCCTTGCCTGTCGCTGAACCACCCCAGTCGCTGCGGTCCCCTACCACGATCCCGTAACGGTTCATGGCTTCAGCTACCACACGCTCAGCCGTCCCCTCCGCAAATCGCTTCACAGCATCAAGAGGGAGACGTAGACGCTCCCCGCCCCTACAGGGATGCTGCTTTGCTGACCCATCGCTGGCCCGAGCATACCCCGTCACCTCTGGTGAATAGTTCCCAAGCGCCATGAACATGGCGTGCTTGATTTCACCACGATTCAATTCATCGTAACGAATAAAATGTGGCATGTGGGGAATATTTGCAGCCACTACCCCACCGGGCTGACCCTTGGCATTCCAAGGCTTTGTCAGGTCCCAACGAGCAACCCCATGCCCACCGCCGTCGTATCCAACTGTCCAATCACATTGCCACCATGTCCGCCAACGATTCATGGGAGAATAATCTAGCTGAATCATCTCCCACAGGACTTTACCGGGATCAAGGAGGTATGCGTGTCGATCCCATGCTCCCCCAGGGTCACCCTCTCGACGTACCACCGGAGGCAATGGAACCTGTACTGTTGGCATGGTCGGGGTAAACCAGTTCCATGTGATCGGCCGAGCTAGGTCCCATACCGTGGTGACAGAGGACCCCACTAGCTGATAAGGCATCCCAGTGACCGACCCCTCCCACACACTCTTGGGAGGATTGATGTGGATCTCCACGTCGACGTCTGATCGTGACAGGGCGGAAGTTCTTTCCTGATCTACGCCCCACCCGTCGCAGCGTTCCAACCACGGGCCAGAACTGAAAGGTTCGGAGGTGAGATCCGGGCACTTTTCTGGGACGAAATTTGCCGGAACCCCTACTTGGTCACGAACGGTAATAGACATTACCGACGCAGCTTAGAGAAAGAGGCCCACGGCATCGGCACGGGACGAATCTTCCCGTCAACGATAGACGGACGAGGGACGAGTCCTGACATTACGTACCACTCAGGTTCGCCTTGGGCTACCGGACGCGCTTCAATTCCGTCGGTAATGAACCAAGTATCAGGATTGATATTCTTGGGGGAATCTGGAACATGAACGATTTGCATTGGTTTTCCTCCCAAGAGGGACGAAGGGGGGCTTTGAGGCCCCGATTGTGAAGGTTGTGAAGGTTGTGGGGGTGGCTGAGCAGGTGTGTTTCCTGTTAACCAGATAAGCCACGGAGAAGTGTTGTCACGGGCTGCCGACGTATTTTCTACACTAATATGAGCATGTCGTGTGTGTGGGTTCTCCCCAGAATAAGGTCTCCAACCTCGACCCGGTTCCCAAATTTGATGATTCGAAATAAGATATTTTATCCGCCTGTCTCCACGAGATGCAAGAGTCCTCATCTGAGCATGGACGTCCAGCCCAGAACGCGGATCATTTGTTATGTCAATTGCCGTAACCCAGCCACCAACCGGATTGTGATCGGAAACCCGATGCCTATGGGCGCGATCACCTATAGACCCATCTGACGCCTGAGATCTCCTAGGCCAAAACCGATTAAATTCATTCTCAAGAGCCACTAGGGAAGGAGCCAATCTCCATCCCCTCCCTGAATGAACCGTCATATTTCCACCTACTGAACATGACGCCACGACTTGCCTGTGGCTGCCCTGATTAAAGTTTTCTGGTTAACCCCAGCCTGATTAGCTAATACCTCTACGGCCGAGACTCCACCCTGAACAAACTCCGAACGCGCCTGACGAACCAAGTCATCGTTCAGTGTGGCATTATATCGTTGCATCCCATATTCTGGTTCGGGGACCACCCCACGCCCCTTCCGTCGCATATCAGCCAAATTCATCGTCTGCGTCCCCGGCACCAAATGATCAACATTTACGCATCGCGGATCGTCGCAGGTATGCATCAAAACAATGGACGGAGGTAGATCTATTTCGTACATGATCTCCCAAGCCACCCGATGGGCTCGCCTAAGCCTAGTATCATCATCGTAGAAATACCCATACCCGCCGCGCTTCAAATTCACTACTCCCGATCAAAGCCAGCAGCCATCAGGACTCAGAACATCAACCTTAGAATAGAACCGTTCACGCCTCGGAAGTTGACGCGGCCCTCGCTTAGCCATAGTCACTCACTCAAAGATCCTATCTTGATATCAGTGATCAAAGTTCGACCCAATCCCAGCATCAGGGAAGAGACGATCATTAGCCTCGACTGGCTTATAGAACCCAAGGTACGCAGCAATCGTACCCAGAGTAGCAATACCCCAGTAAGCAAACGTCTCCCACGAAATGACAGCTACACCGTCAGCAGTCAGATTCGTGTTGATTAACGTAGCTACAGCAGTAGTCACTACAAGAACAGTGTTCTTGACCGCAGCAGAAGCCCCCGCCTTTGTGATAAGGCCGACAACAACTGGCAAAACGAGAGTCAAGATAAGAGTTACGACTAGCGGCTCTAGTGTCATTTTAGCTCCTTAGAGGAATAATCTACCCGATAACGACTGAATTCCGATTTTCGGTAAGCGTCACGCAGTTTATTGAACGTTGGCCCCCACGGAATATCGTCAGGGTCATACAATAAACGGAACTTCTTGTGCCTCTTCTCGATCATCTTCATTTCGATGAACTCAGAAAAAATCTCTGAGAGTGCCTGATACGAGCACCCGATAACAGGAGCAAGCTCCCGTTGAGTGACCGTCAGGTTCCCGTACCTATCGCAATACTCTGAAATGGTACGGTAAACCTGTTCACGGTCAAAGAAGTTATGTTGCTGTCGATCCGGGTCCCAGTCAAAATTAGACATAGTTACATCATACCTGCCTCATCCGAGTCACAAATCTATCACCCAAACGAGATCTCACAAGAATCTGTATTACAGAACTTCTCATCCTTAGCATCTATTCCGGAAGCGTACAGCTTCGCTGTGTTCAGGGGCTTAATCTTCTTCTGCATCTGGACAGCCACATCGCTATCTAGTGGTTCGTACGGAGCTTGCTCATAGGTTGTCCCAGACTCATCGATAGGAAGAAATGACGCGCTCTTAAGTTGTCCATCCATAGACGCCAAAAGCGGACCCAAACTATCCTGTTCGGCCTTCGTGAACGAAAGCGTGCAAGACACAAGATTATCGCTCCAGTATCGCTGAGCTAGGGCAGCTAACTGAGCTTTCTCCCATACACTCACGTCGCGTTCGGAACGAACCTTGACACCAGTCGTTGGGAACTCTGCTACCACAGTTGTCTTTGGATCATTTCTGTCATCCTCAATCCGGTAACCAGCAGCAGCGAGTAAGTCCACCAACGGATCTACCTTCGAAAATCGAATGCGCCGAATAAAGTGACCAGAAGTAGTAGGCCAATGAACCCCAGAAGTCGTAGCTGCGAGCAGACTTGTTGATCCAGCAGGCTTTACTGTCGATAGTTTAATGGACTCTCGAACACCCAACCACTCAGAGTAAGACTTATCAAGTTCGACAAGATGCCTATACCCTACGTCCATCCAATCTTTAATCTCAGACCACCCTCGTGTCTCTACGAACTCAGCAATACCAGTCATAGAGACCCCAATACGACGATTACGAATGATTATCTCATTCGTCTCCATCCAAGGAGTAGGAAGCAAGGTTACTGCCTTACAGTACATGTAAGCGTGCTTTATTGTACGCTTGAAATCTTCTATAGAATCATGGTTCATAGGGTATAGTTCACTCAGATTACAGAGTTCCCCGCCCCCCTCCAAACCGATCTCTCCGCATTGTGCTACAAAGATACCACTTAGTTCATTGTGACTAAGCGACGTGACAATCCCTACAGTATGATGATCATCAACAGTGATATTGTACACATCTTCCGGGGTATCCAGATTGGTCACAGAAACTACATACCTGCTCTCCAAAGGGATATCGTGCGCCGAGCCGATAAAGTGGTCCCAGACCTCACTGTAATCAACAGTACAGTCATCTGAACAAAAGGCTCGCTCTCTCTGGTTCCAGGGGGCAGCAAATTGCTTTCCGCACCCCTCGCAATCTCGCAAAGCATAGACGCATTTTTCGTGGGTCGTAACGCTCAGCAGGTCATGCTCATATGATCCAGTCCGGTCCGACTTCATCTCAACAAGACGGTCTCCAACCCGCAACTCAGAAGCTGCCTTAGTTCCATTCAGAGTCGGGAACTTATGGTCTGGGGTAACGCGTATATCTCCCCCACCCTCAAGAGAAACCTGCACTACTTGTGTCTGGGAACGAGTCAAGCGCGGATGGCGACCCCATTTAATCTCAACCATCCCAGTTCGAGGGTCCATCGAATACACCGGAACATCGTCGCCAGACTCAGCAAGTTCACGGATCGGAACAGCCCCTCGTCCATCAGCAACAGCAATCAACGTGTCACCACTAAGGCATGGATTTGTCAAGCCAGTCCTGTAATCACGATCATTTGGGACATCTTCTAAACGCCCATACTTACGCATGAGATCAACCCACAAGATTCCTGGTTCACCATTGATAGCGATCTTGTCGATAATCGAACTTAGATCGTCACCACTATTAGCTAGAACGCTATTATTGCTGGCCCACGCCCAGCCATCCATCCCCGTCCGCTTAGCATTTTCTTCAAGTTCCCAATTCTTGAGGTTGACATAATCTTCATCATCAATCTCACCAAATGAGATCAATGCGGAGCGGCGGCTTCCTCCTGCTACAGTAGCCTTGCCTGTAAGGTTCGTGATATCAACAATGTCTCGACTGGTCAGCAACTCTCCCTCGCGATTGGAGAGCAGTTCCGAAATCTGCTCATGCATCCTCCGCAGAGGATCAGGCCCTGATGCTGTTCCTGAGAAGGACTTCAATGGGGCACCCTCAGGACGCACCTCTGAATAGTCGAACTTTACCGTTTTGCGGTTCTTGAAGAAAAAGGACTCCAGTAACTTACCTAGACTCGCTGCCCACCCCTCTCGGGTATCGGGAACAACGAAAATCTCAGTCTCGTCAGATGGCTGATGGAGCGTGATCCTTCCTGCACCACGACAATCAACCCCGACACCAATTCCCGACATCGACATTTCCATCAGTCGCACGAATGGCATCGTTGCCTCATAGGCTGAATGAGTTGAAATTTTCTCTGTGGAGATGGCTGAACAGTTGATCAACCTAGACCCATTACGATTCGTATGAATGTATTCGGTGCCCATGTGTTGAAGTCCACGCCCTGGCGGTGTCCACTTGAAATGAAACATCCGCTCGTAAGCATCTTGTGCTGACTTCTGCGCCTTGAATTCGTTCCACGGAGTCCGCTGGTACTTTGCGTGATCTTTCAGGATCGAGTACATGCCTTCGATGCATCGCTGACACACCTCGTACCAACGCTCTTTGGAACCATCTTCTTTCTTGCGTGAATACTTCGCAATAAAGGTTAGTTCACTGAGACTGTTCCCTCCACCGATGTCGAATCCCCATTCGGGTTCCATCTTTTCGTACTTCTTGATGAAGTCGTCACTGAGATGGAAAGAAAGGAATTCAGACATTGGAACCTCCGTGGGAACATCATTGGGACTGATGACCTCAACGGCAAAAGTCAGCCCGCCTCAAACACCTAGCTCTCTCTCAGAGTAAGCCCGAGGGGAAGGTTCCATTTCCACTAACTCACGCACGCCAGCCGCACCGCCGCCAACGCCTGAACAAGAAGCTGAGAAACGCGTGCATCAGTGATCCTCAATGCAGAACCAATCTGTTTCAGCGGCATCTCGTGTACATAATACAAAACCAAGATACCAGATTCTACTGGATGCAAACCCTCTAGAGCCTCAACTAGACGATCTTGAACTGGTTCTAAAAGATCAGAATCAACATAGGCTGACGGATCTGCAATCAAGTCAGAAATCTTCACCATCTCACCTTCAGAAGCTGTCACTTCATCAAGGTGACCCATAAGAGTTCGTTGGCCGCGTCCACGTAGTTCTGAAAGAGTGTCCAGCGAAACATCTAACTCATCAGCAATTTCACTTTCAGTTGGTTCGCGCTGAAAGCGACTAGTGAGTTCATCTTCAGCTTCATCGATGCGTTTCAAAGAAGTACGCAACGAACGAGGTGCCCAATCGTTCACGCGTAGCTTATCAATGATAGCTCCACGTATACGCAAATTAGCGTATGTTTCAAACTTGTAGCCTTGGTTCTCGTAACGCTGTATTGCTGAAAGAAGACCCAACTGTCCTTCAGAAATCAGATCATCGAGGTCAACGTACACGGGAAGGCTGTACGCGACAGCTTCAGCAACTTTACGAACTAAAGGCTGATAGTATTCAACTAGCGCGGTGTATGAGTCTTTTGACTGAGAGGAATTGTATTCATCCCAGATGACCGAGACTTCTTTGTTCCGAAATTTTTTCGAAGTGACCATATAAACCGACCCGGTGGGGAAATTCTTTTGCTGAAGAAAGAATANGGTGAAATTCTTTTGCTGAAGAAGAATACCACAACTACCGCGTCGGAGTTCTAGTTCCAAAATTTTTTAAAAATTCGCTAATCGCGAATTCGCGGTATCGCGTATGCCGAGGAACGAGGCATACATCAGGTCTCTACCGAATTCGAAAGAATCGAACAAACCGTAAGTAACAGTTCTATTCTTTACCTACGGTCTTATCCTTATTCCCCTTATGTCGTTTCTTCTTTTCTTTACCCTCTACGTTTTTATTACTTACTTACTTCTTTTACTTCTTCTTCTTACTTTCTCGTTTTCCCTTTTCTTTTATCTCTACCCTTTTCCCTTATTCCCCAGTCCGACTTTCTTTTCTTCTCTCTCTACCGTGAGGCGTAAGCCGATTACAGGATTGTTTTAGTAGAGGGAGGAACGGCGGGCCGGGTGTTCGGCATCTGCGGCGACGCCGGCGTCTATAGCTTAGCACACGCTTTTTTGATCAAAATCCACTAACTCATCAGAAGGTCACAGACGGCCCCCCGAGAGGCCGCGATCCCTTTATTTGCAAGGATTTTGTCTCTCAGAAAAATCTTGTAGATCCAAGTTTTGGGACAGAAACGTTCTTGCAGCGATACTGCATACGCGTCGCCTACTAGTCGTTCTGGCGGCTACTACGACCTGAATTCTGACGCAGACGTCGTTTGGTACCGTAACTTCGACTTTCACTGGAGTTGCGATGTCAAAGAAACCAGACCTTCCTCGTGGGGTAGTAGATCACCCGGCGAAAGATCAGATGCGAGAACTGTGGGAGGCAGGTAAACGCGGCAGCGAGATTGCCGAGTTTTTGGAATCTGCTGGTCACCCTGTTCTTTCAGCAAAAACGATTGGTCGCTACGGTCAACGTAACTGGAACACGAGGACGACCGTCACCGAGGGGGTTTCTTCAGCAGATCTTGATGACGAGTTGCGTCAAGTTCTTGCTGACGTGGGCGACAGCGGCACGGTCACCAAGTTCTCGTATCGACGTGCTGTCGCCCCTCGATTGGAGGGCGGGAAACTTGTTGACGCAGAGTCCACGACGCTGACCGCTGAGATCGTCCCTTTCCTTCAGCCGTTCCAGCAGGCTCAACTGCCCCCCATAAACGTACAAATCCCCTCTAAGGCCCCTAGAAAGCTCTCTAAGCCGCGTAAGGCCCGTTTGGGTATCTTTCTACCTGACATGCAAATAGGCTTCTTACAGAGCCACACAGGGGCCTCTGAGAGGATTCTGGAGACAACACACGATGAGGCAGCGATCGATGTCGCCCATCAGGTAGTCGGATTCTTGCAGCAAACCTACATCGAAGACGGTGGAATCGACCTTGTAGTCCTTGCTGGAGATATGATGGATCTACCAGAGTTCAGCACACACAGAACAGCCCCAGCTTATTTGAGTAACACTCAACTCACAATAGATCGCGGTGGGGCAGAATGTTCAACCATCAGAACACTAGCACCTGACGCTGAAATCAAATGGATGCAAGGGAACCATGAGGCTCGACTCATCAACTCTCTAGTAGATAAGATGCCGAACCTTGTCGGTTTGTCCCAAGCAAACGATGAAAATCGTGAACCAGTGATCTCCATCCCATACCTTTTGAGAATGGAAGAGTTCAAAGTAGATTACATTGATGGTTACCCTGACGGCGAATACTGGGCCAACCCGTATCTCAGATTCGAACATGGATCGTTCGCCCGTTCAGGCCCCGGCCAAACAGCCGCGAAACATCTTTCAGCCGGTGTATCTACGCTCTACGGGCACCTTCACCGACGAGAGATCCTGTACCAGCGCATCAACACCCACGACGGGTCACGAGTGATTTTCTCAGGAACCCCAGGGTGCTTGTGTAGAATCGACGGATCAGTCCCCAGTTCCAAAACTGGAATCAAATCCACAGGGAAACAAACCTCAGCACATTCAGAATCTTGGCACCAAGGCATCACAGTATTTTGGTACAACGAAACTGACGCATGGCTAGAACCAGTCGATATCGAAGACGGATACGCTCATTTCAGAGGGATAGAGTTCACAGCAACAGTTGATAAAAACGGGAATCCCCTGTGAAACACGCCACCAAACCCGTTGAAACTACATACAGGAAGCGTTCTTCTGTGGCGTGACGTTCACCGCACTGTGAACATTGAACGGGACATCAACATGATCGCTGAACAGCCAGAACCAGAAGATCAACCAGAATTCGAAGTCGAATATCTCGTTAGTGGAACCGAAGATATTCCCGAAGGGTACTCTGAAGACGTGTACGAACCAGACTCTGCGTCCGACTCAGAGATTCCTGACCCTGGGATCTACATCATCACAATCACTCTGGATCACGAACGGTTCGAGCCGCGGGTCGATTTCGGCGGCACCCCGATGTACATGGTGAAGTCCCTCTTGACGGACGTTCTGGAAACCCTTAACATGCTCTCGCCACCAGTCGCAGTCTCATCCAACGGTGAAGAGATCTTCTCTCCTTACGTAGATGTAGATTACGACGAAGACGACGACTGAAGGTTCAAGTCGATGTGGATGTATTGAATTAATTGTATGATTGATGCACCCGAGCGGAAGCCTCTCTGATCATAATCCCTAAGAGCAGCAGCAAAGGCTGGTCGGCGGACCTGATCAGATATCAGCACAAGCAAGGGATTATAAAGGATTAGTACCTTAAGAAACTACCGGAATAGGAACTCTATCCTATTCCGGTAGTTTCGTTTTAGCCCACCTATCTCTAGTAACTTGGTTGGACTCAGCATGAAGAAAAGCAAAGAAACCAGAATCACATCAAGTACAGGCGGGGCCAAAGGAACTAAGTCTCAACGATTTGACTTAATTCCCGTACAGCCCTTATGGGAGTTGGCTGAACTATACGGACTCGGCGCAGAAAAGTACCCTACCGAGGACGGTATCCTCAACTGGACCAAAGGGTACCCGTGGTCGCTCTCGTATGCTGCCCTACAACGCCACCTGAACCTTTTCTGGGGTGGCGAAGAATACGATGATGAAACAGGACTCTCACATCTCGCAGCCGTGTGTTTTCACGCAATGGCTTTGAGATTGTTCATGGACCAGTATCCTGAATTCGATGATCGACAATACCCAAGGTTCAATCAACCCGAGGTCCAATCAACCCAAGGTTCAAGCCCTTCAGGAGAAAACTGAAATGACCAGAGATGAACTAGAAGCACTAGCTGAACCACACTGGTCAGAACGTCCGGTGTGGAAAAGTTTCGATATTGGGGACGGATGGATTGATCTAGTGGGACAACTCATCCGAGACATTATCGAAACTGGCGATGAATGGAAGATCGCTCAGATCAAATCCAAGTTTGGTGGACTGCGATTCTATGTAGAGACAGAATCTGACGCTGTCCGCAGCCTTATTCGTCAAGCTGAAATCGAATCGGGCAGACTTTGCGAAGAATGTGGGGCACCAGCAAAAACCCAAAGTGTCCATTTCTGGGTAGTTACTCTCTGTCCAAAGCACATGACTGAGGAAGAGTCTAGATATGCCTCGCCAGAGTAAGGTCATACTGATTGCAGATGAAGGTCTGTACACTCTCTGAGATCAGTAGACGGTGCGACACTGTGTCAGTGATTCGCCAGAACTCTGGGCTGACTTTGTTCCATAAGTTCCCTAGCACATTCTGTGCAGATTCCGGGAGTTTTTGACTGATGGAAGTGAGTTTCCCCACAATTGAGACAAGCTTCATCCTCATCCATCCAATCTTCAAAGCTACGGGCCATATCAAATCCTGATCTGTAAATTGGACTGTGGCAGTGTTCCTGCCGGGGTTTCAAGAACATACGAATATGCTCTAGGCGAATAAATGGGATCTAGAGATCCAGCCGACGCTGTCGTGGACTTCATCAGAATCCCTTGCACGTCATAGAATGCGATGTCTAAATCAAACAGCATGTCTTTGACACTGAAAGGTGCATAAGAAGGCACTTGATACACAAAGAGCATTCCGTCAACTTCTAGTGAAGCTATGTTTGCTAGACCCCTCATCCTCTCTTCACGAGAGATAGCAATAAGGCACTCTAAATGTTCACCGTTTGTGAATGGAACATCGAACACGTTAGAGCGGGCTATTAGATTTCCCGCCGCAACAACTTGATCCATTTCTTTGGACCATTCGGTTGAATTTGCTGGATCTACTCTTGGGTTATTCACAGCAAGCCACGATGCTGCGGTCATTTTCGTAATGAATCACAACATTGTCTCTAGGGTTGAGAAAAAAGAGGTTACCAGGATAGACTCGACTATCCATTACTGTGTCAGGTGCATCAATAGACCAACTGAGAATATCAATATCTTCGCACCCGCATTTGATCCCGTCGACATCTTGTCCACACGAGAAACAGAAGATGACCGTAACGCTCACGCCAACCTCTCCTTGATGTAATCCTGTAAGGGAACTAGAGTTTCTTCGTGAGAATGCCGAGCGATTGCCACAGTGGAATTACGAAGATCTACTACAGCCAAGTCGAGAGAAAAGACGTTCGGAGGTACTGGAACGCAGTACTCCACGGACCCTGTAGTCTCCCGTACGACCTGAGAAATTCGGCGCACCGAGTTCTCTTCCCACATGACTCCGGTGAAGCTGCATTCAAGGAGAGAGATTTGACTCGTTGCCAATCCTTCTACCCCGTTGCACTCAAGGCAGTATGATGGTTGACCGTACTCTGACCATCCCGCACCGCATTCGAAACAAAAGATGTGAGTTCCGAATTCGATAGATACATTCCTCACGGGGTTGATCCTATCTCTCGACGGTCGTCCCGATTACATCAATCGGCTAATATGACTACCCTAACAACGGTCAATCAGCAGTCTTGGAGGGGATGATGGAGTCGTGGGGATTAGAATTCCTTGACGACGGCGCTTACGGCAGATTGAATGACTCGACCGCCTCGGGGACCATCCACCAACTGGTCTTACCGATGGCGCTAGTGTTGGAGATCGCTGAACCACGGCTACTGGTGGAGGCCCGAAATCGGACAGAGAAAATCGAACACCTAAGGGCCTCCATCCAGGCGGTAGGACTACAAACCCCCGGAACTTGCTATATAGACCATTCCACCATTCGATACCAGGACGGATATCATCGACTTGTTTCCTGTGTCGACTTGGGATACGCGGAGTTTCCGGTTATAGTTCATCAAGCAAGCCAACCTATCAAAGCCAAGGGAATGCAGCTAAGATATCTGACAGAGCAACTAATGACACTTCATTACCAGAAAGGCGTATGAGAATGGCAAGTGGTCGCAAAGTCAAAGAAGTACCTTTCCAGCCCTCCGGTGAGGTTTCTCGAATCATCCCTTGTCGGGGTGGTCACGCCTATCTGTCTGACCATCTGGGCCGTACTCATCACCTGAAATACGACAGCGATGACTTTGCTGAACTCTGTGTTCAGGAAGACGAATTCTTCAGCGGAAAGATCGTTGAGGAACTGATGGGACTCGGATGGACCAACGTGGTGGACAATATGGAGAGGGTTCGAATTCGTCAGGAGAACTGAAATGAAACGATGGGCTGGACTGTTCGGAATTGTCTGTGTGATGGGTCTGGTGGGATGCCTTCCCTCTCCGCCCCCAGCAACAACCACGACAACCGCAACTTCAGCAACCAGTCCACCGACTAGTTCTCCACCAACAACCACCCCTACATCAACTACGTCTATTACTACAACCACGAGTACTACCACGAGTACAACTGTCCCAACGGGCATGTGGTTACCAACAGCAGACAAGCCCCTCAAGCTGACATGGGTACTAGCTGACATCAGCAAGCTGAGTCCTAGCGAGGTTCTGAACCTACAAACAAAAAACCTCGCTGGGCAGACCCTTCCTCAAGCAGACGTCTATGATGTAGATGGAGAGTACGCCACAAAAGCACAAGTAGATTACTTGCACTCTAAAGGTAAGAAAGTTATCTGCTATTTTGATGCTGGGGTCTATGAAACCTACCGCTCTGATGCTTACAAATTCCCTAAGAGTGTTATCGGCAACCCAGATGAAGGCTGGAATGATTCATTCTGGCTAGATATCCGTCAAATCCCCATTCTTGAACCCATCATGAAAGCTCGCATTCAGATGTGTAAAGACAAAGGGTTCGACTCGATTGAGCCTGACGAAATTACAAACTGGTCCAACAATCCGGGGTTCCCGATCACCTACAACGATCAGCTTGTTTACAATAAGGCTCTCGCTGGTTGGGCGCATGAGGCTGGGCTGAGCATCGGTTTAAAGGGCGACCTTGAACAGGCCCACGATCTCGTAGATTATTTCGACTGGACACTCAATGAAGAGTGTTTCCAGTACTCAGAGTGTCTATCTGTCGAAAATGTGGGGCCGGGGGCGGACGGCAAGTCTCATCCTGGCCTACAGCTTTTTACCCAACAGAACAAAGCTGTGTGGGTGGCTGAGTACAAGAAGGTTGGAAATACTGCATCGTGCAACACGTCGATTCAGAATCGATTCAACACGGCATGGTACAAGTTGGGATTACCTAAGAATGGTGGACGAACAGACTGCGGGTCATTCACTCCCCGCTGAAATCACAGCCAAAGAACTGAAATGGTTGAAATCCTGTATAGCCAACGCGGAGATCTTCCGTGTCTGTGGCAAAAAGGGTTTCTTCAGCTATATCATTGACTCTCAGGGGCGAGTGGCAGGTTCTGGGTACAATGGAACGAAACCGGGGGCACTCAACTGCATCGACGGTGGGTGTCCCCGGTTTCAGAACAATGTCCCGTCAGGTACCCCATACGACTACGGTGACGGACTGTGTCTATCATCACATGCTGAAACCAACGCCCTCATTTTTGGTGATTCAACAAGGTACCCTTCGTCAACACTTTTCGTGAACGGAATGCCTTGCATAGCGTGTGCCAGAAACATTGCTGGGGCCGGGATTGCAAGAATCGTTTGCTTGACTGAACCGGACCGTCTAGGGTCGGATGTAGTCCGAGACTTTTTGGTAGCATCAGGTGTCACGCTTGTGGAGGTAGAAGATGCGTAAACTAGCCACGATAGAAGAGGTTCAGTCTTTAGAGCCTATTCCTGACGCTGACAGGATTGAACTAGCGAAAATCCGTGGTTGGAATGTGGTAGTCCAAAAGGGGCTCTATGAAGTAGGCGACCGAGTTGTTTACTTTGAGATCGACTCTATGCTCGACATCGAGATGCCTCAGTTCCAGTTTCTATCTGAGCGAGGTGTAAGAACCGACGCTGATGGGTTCAAAGGTCACGTCGTCAAAACGATGCGTCTGCGGGGCCAGTATTCTCAGGGGTTGGCGATTCCGATCTCTGAGTTCGATCTGAGTGGACCTGTTGGTGGCGATGTCACTGATCTGTTGGGTGTAAGAAAGTGGGAACCACCGATCCCAGCCTCTCTATCTGGACGGGTTCGTGGAAGATTGCCGTCATGGGTCCACAAAACGGACTCTGAACGTATCCAGAACTGCGAATATCTTTTCCCTCTCGAAAACGTTGTTGCTACAGAAAAGATCGATGGATCTTCAGCGACTTATTCTCTTCATCAGGAAGAGGGATTTCATGTGTGTTCCAGAAACCTCAGTCTCTACAGGACAGACGGCAACACGTTTTGGGATATGGCCGACAGGCTAGATATTGAAAAAGTGTTGCACGGATATTTGAAGGACTCAAACGCTCTTACTGTTACAGTACAGGGCGAATTGTTCGGTGAGGGGATTCAGTCCAACAGGCTGGGAGTCAAGGGACATAGGTTTGCTGCGTTCAATTTCGAAGTGGATGGTATTCCACAGGATATCCCTTCAGAATTCGAGGCCGTACCTAGAATCGACTCTAAGCCCCCTACAAGCCTTTCAGAGGCGTTAGAGGGCGTTGATGGTATGATGTCCCACATCAACCCTAAACGCCTCGCAGAGGGCCTTGTGTGGCGTCTGAGAGACAATCAGCCTTTTCCCGATGGGAACCGCACTGTAAAAGCCATCTCCAACAAGTATCTGCTGAAAGAAACAAAATGAACGCACAAATCATCGCTGATTCGTTCTACGAGAACGGGACACGTCTCACCACGTTTGAGGTAACCGTACATCGATTCATTTGGCCCGAATTTTTGACATACAGAGTGTGGGCCAGAAACGCTGCATCGTCACGAGCCCGACCGATCTACAAAGTCATTGAAGGGATCGAAGAGAATCTTGCCGAACCGCTCCATTGGGGAACAGTCCATCCTGAAGGAGGAATGCAAGCAGGTCCACCCCTAGAAGGGGAAGATCTTTCTGACGCTCAAGCCATCTGGCGAGAAGCCGCATACGCTGCCATTGACTATGCCCAAATGCTAGCTGACCTAGACGTATCAAAAGAGATAGTGAACAGGATACTAGAACCCTACAGTTGGCATACAGCAATCATTACCGGCACAGACTTCCAGAATTTCTGCACTCAACGCTGTGACTCTGATGCTCAAGCAGAGATCCGTGAACCAGCAGAACTCATGCGATCACTGTATGAGGTGAATGCCCCACAAGAACTTGAAATAAATCAATGGCATCTGCCCTACATACAAGACGATGAATTCTATATGGATATCGAACTGCTAAAAAAGGTGTCCGCTGCACGATGCGGACGTGTGTCCTATCTCACGCACGCAGGGAAACGCGACACATCAAAGGATCTAGAACTATTTGATCGGCTAGTAGGAAGTGGTCATTGGAGTCCACTGGAACACGTTGCCAGACCAAAGAAACCTGATGACTTTCAGTACGGTCCCCTTATAGGGTGGCGTTCTCTGCGTCACGATATTCAGTACGCTCCGGAGGTAACGACTCATGAGTGAGTCAGAACCCGACCTTAAGACCTTCCAGCAACTCATAGAAGAGACACGAGTGAAAAGGGCCAACGCCAACTTTGTTGACAAATGGTTGTTTCGACACAGCTTCGGTGGGTACAGCCTCTATTCCTATGCTCACTTCAAGCAGAACATTTTCAAGGAAGTAACTAGAGTAACTAAGTCAACTGTTCGACGGTACCTACAACGAGGTAAGCGGGGATATGCTGATAGTGATATCTGGAACCTGGATTTTTTCATCCTATCTTGGTTACCAGAAGCACTAGATCAGTTAGCTGACACAACTTTCTCATTTCCCGGCCCACCGTGGACGCATGAATCATGGAAGACGTTTCTCAAACATCATGCAGCAGTGATGCGGGCCGTCCGTCAACGTGAACAAGACTTAGAGGACACAAATGTTGACTGGGACGAATTCAAAAAGTCGTGGCGAGCTATCGGGGAAATGTTTCCTCACCTGTGGGACTGAATATCAGACAGGCTGAAGGGTCACCATAACTATAAGGCCCTTAGCTCCCGTTCCTGCCCCATCGATGTCAACTCGTAGAAAATCTCCGGTCAGCACATCATCATTGGACGTGTTGATGACTGGTGCAGTCGCTGCCGTGTACGAAGATGTTTCAGATGCGTCAACAGTAATAGCTGTTGAAAGTACATCAACCGGAGAGCCACCCCTGACCCGAGCTACTTGT